GAAGGTCGACCACAAGTTCTTGATCGACATGCGCAAGCTCGATCAGGCCGACGCGGCCCGGGTGCAGAAGCTGATCGACACCCTGATCCGGGAGAAGGGAAACACCCTGCGCACGGCGATCACGGCGTCGGCGATGCAGAAGACGGCGCTGACCGACCAGGAGACGCGCGCCGCCGAGGCGCTGACAGAGTTCGCCGGTACGATCGTGGAATCCGCCGCAGCAGTCGACGCCGCGGCCGCGGGGAAGCCTTCCAATGGATGAGTTCGACCTGATCCTCAAGGAGCTGCGCCTGGCGCGCGGCGGAATCGAGGAGGCCATCCTGAAGGGTGACGCCGGCGATTATCCGGCGTATCGACAGTTGATCGGCGAGCGCCTCGGCTTCATCAAGGCCGAGCAGGCCGTCGAAGATCTTCGCAACTCCTTGAGCCGACAGGAGCAGTAAATGAGCCAGACACTTTCGGTGCCCATTCGGGCGCCGGAGACTCAGATAGACGAGATGATCGTGCCCGACCCGGTCGGGCACTACATGCTCATCGCGTTGCCGGACATCGCCGAACAGACCGGCGGCGGTGTCCTGCTGGTCGAGGAATACCGCGACCGCGAGCGTGCCGCCTCGGTCATCGGTACGGTCATGGCGCTCGGCGCCGACTGTTACCAGGGTACCTACCCCAGCGGGGCGCAGCGGTTCCCCAGCGGGCCGTGGTGCAAGAAGGGTGACACGGTGATCTTCGGCCGCTACGCCGGCCACCGCTTCCGCGTCAGCGGAGTGGAGTTCCGGCTGCTCGCCGATGACGCCATCGTCGGCACGGTGCCTACGGGCGCCAAGGTGGAGGGCATTTGATGCCGGGGGATAAATTCGAGATTCCGGGTTCCGACACCTACCCCGAGCGGGTGGTCGTCGACCTCGAGAGCAAGGACCCGAACGCCTACCGTACCGTGGGCGACGATGCCGACGCCGAGCCGGCCGGCGATACCGTGCAGGATGACCTCAGCGGCGAAGAGCGGGAGCTGCGCGGTCAGATCGATAGCCGCGCCGAGCGGCGTATCGCCCGGCTGCGGCTCGAGCACCAGAACGAGCAGACGGCGCGGCAGAATGCCGAACGTGCACTGATGGGCACGCAGCAGGCGCTCGAGGCGGCTAACGCCGAGATCGCGCAGTTGCGCACCCGGGAGACCTCGGCCGCCTCGGCGCTCGGCAGCTCGATGCTGGCGGAGCGCGAAGCGGCGCTGCTGGTGGCGCGCAACAAGCTGGCCGCGGCGCACGAGGCGGGCATCGCCAAGGACATCGCCGACGCCACCGCCGACATTGCGCAGATCAGTGCCGATATCTCGGCGATCAAGCTGCGCGTGCCGCGGGATCAGCAGGGGCAGCAGCAGCAGCAGGGTCAGCAACTGCAGGGGCAGCCGCCACAACAGCAGATTCAGCAACGCCCGCCGGCGCAGCAGCAGCCGGTCAATATCGCCCCGAACGTCGCGGCATGGGTGTCGCATAACCGGAGCTGGTTCAACGTCGATAAGGCGAAGACCGATCTCGCCTATGCTACGCACAACGCCATCATCCAGCGCGGCATCAATCCGAGCTCGCCCGAATACACGAGAGAACTGGACCGGGCGCTGAAAAGCGTGTACCCAGATCACGTGCCGTTCGAGTCGACAGGCAACAACGGTCAGGGACGTCAGCAGGCAGGAGGCCGCCCAGTGCGGACCAATGTGGGCGCCGAGGGGTCGCGGGAGGGCTCGATCAGCCAGCCTCGTACCATCATCGACGAACGCAATGTCGAGTTGACTTCTTCCCAGCTGGCGATCGCCAAGCGGCTGGGAATTTCCCCGCAGGCCTACGCGAAAGCGGAACTTCAGCGGCTGCGCAGGGAACAACAGGAAGGTGGCGTGGTATGACGGGGCGGCAAAACGCTTGGGACGTCCTTGCAGGATCTTCAACCAGGCCCCCGCGCGCTCTGGAAACGCGTGAACGGACTCAGACGGAGTACGTCGAGCCCGGGCTGTTGCCAAATCCGAGGCCGCGGGATGGCTGGGTCTTCCGCTATGTCCGGCAGGAAAATCGCAACGAGCCCGACAAGAAGAACTACCAGTTGCGCTTCCGCGAAGGATGGCGCCCCGTACAGCTCGAGGAGTACCCTGAACTCAAGGCCGAACTCGGCCTCGACCAGGATACCGGTCTCGTGATCGTGGGCGATCTCATTCTCTGCAAGGCACCGGAAGAACTGATGGCTCAACGTCGCCGGCATTTCGATCGCAAGGCGCTGGTCCAGGTGCAGGACGCCGATGACGCGTACCTCCGGGACAGCGACGAGCGCATGCGGAAGTTCCGTGAACGCCAGACTCGCGACACTTTCGGCCCGGGGTTCTCCCGCAGCTGAAGGTGGCTCCTGACGGAGACTTCTTCGAATGACCGCTACAGCCGCTCCCTACGGTGCTCAGCCCGTAGAGAACCTGGCCGCCGGCTACGACACCGAAGGCTTCGAGACGCTCACGATTGCCGACGCCTACGCGACGGCGATCTACATGGGCGATTTCGTCAAGCTGGCGTCCACCGGCGTGATCCAGAAGGATACCGGTACCACGACACTGACGCCCATCGGCGTCTTCCTCGGTGTCCGGTACATCTCGCCCACCCTGGGCTACGTCCTCGACGACCAGTATTGGCCGGCGAGCCTGTCCACGGGCAACACCGTGCAGGCCAAGGTAGCCACCAACCCGAACATCGTCATGGCCATGCAGGCCGACGGGTCGGTGGCGCTCAGCGATATCGGCGCCAACGCCGCTGTCGTGCAGACGGCCGGGGATGCCTACAGCAAGCGCAGCCGCAACGCGCTGCAGGCGTCGTCGATCAACACCAGCGGCACACTCCCGCTGCGCATTGTTAACCTGGTGCAGACGCCGGACAACGCCTGGGGCGATTCGTACACGAACGTCCTGGTGAAGTTCAACGCCGGCCACCAGTACAACAATACGACCGGCGTGTAAGGCTAGGGAAAGGAGAACCAAGAAATGGCTGCTATTTCCCGTGCCCAGCTGCTCCGCGAACTGCTTCCGGGGCTCAACGCACTGTTCGGGCAGGAGTATGCCCGCTACGAGAACGAACACGCCGAGATATACCAGGAGTACGGCTCCGAGCGGTCGTTCGAGGAAGACGCCAAGATTACCCCCTTCGGCACCGCGCCGGTCAAGGAGGAAGGCTCGGCTACCTACTTCGACACCGCCCAGGAAGGCTACGCCGCGCGGTACACGCACGAGACCGTGTCGATGGGCTTCGCCCTGACGCAGGAAGCGTTCGAGGACAACCTCTACGATTCGCTTTCGGCCCGGTACGTCGCCGAGCTCGCGCGCTCGATGGCCAATACCAAGCAGATCAAGGCCGCCTACGTTCTCAACAACGGCTTCAGCACCTACAAGACCGGCGACGGCGTCTCGCTGTTCAACACCTCGCACCCGCAGGTCGCGGGCCCGGTGATCTCGAACACGCAGGCGACCCCGGCGGACTTCAGTGAAACTTCGCTCGAGGCGGCGACCATCCAGATCGCCAAGTGGACCGACGAGCGCGGCAAGCTGATCAACGCCCGGGTGCGCAAGCTGATCATCCCGGTGGATCTGCAGTACACGGCGACCCGTGTGCTCAACTCCGAGCTGCGCGTCGGCACTTCGGACAACGACATCAACGCCCTCAAGTACATGGCGTCGGTGCCCGAGGGCTTCGCGATCAACCACTACCTGACCGACACGAACGCGTGGTTCCTGCTGACCAACGTCACGAACGGCTTCAAGTACTTCAATCGCGTGCCGATCTCGGATGCGACTGATGGCGATTTCACAACTGGTAATTTTAGGTGGAAAATGAGAGAGAGATACAGTTTCGGTGTCTCCGATTATTTAGCCGGGTGGGGCTCGCCCGGCGGTTCTTGATAGCGATATCAAGTACTTAGGTAGAAGGTGGCCCGGTCGATGTACCGGGCCACTTTTTATGTATCCATGGCGGGTAACAACACAGTTGACAGCTAACTGACGAAAGCTCGGCCTTGTGCCGGGCTTTTCTTTGTTCTATCGTTGGCGGGCATGATGGGCGGTCGGGCCCTCCCCGATCGTTCGTTCCTCCCTCCCTTGAGACTCAGGCCCGCTCACGCGGGCCTTTCTTTTTGGCCGGGCCCGGCGTAAGGCTATAGGCCTCACCGGGTCAATCGCAGTGTCGCCTATGGGCGCCCGGCCCTACACCACACGGATGGCGGCACGACGTTGTGTGGAGCGCGCGCATGTCGCATTTCATCCGCCCCTTGCTGGCCGGTGTTCCGAGCCTCAATTCCTGGGGCGACGTCAGCCTCAGCCAGACCGCCACCATCGCCTATACCGACACCACGGCGAAGACGCTGTTCGTCATCCCGCACCCGTACCGGATCATCGAGTGCTATGCCGATGTCACCACGGTGTTCAACGACAGTGGCACCGATCAACTGAGCATCGGCTTCTCCGGCACGCAGGGCGCTTTCATGAACGCCGCCGACGTGAGCTCGACGGGCCGCAAGCTCGGCTCGGCCACGGCCACGCTGAGCGGTTGGTACAGTTCCACCGATGACGGCCTCGGCACCACGGTCACCGGCATCTACGCCGGGCAGAACAGCGACGCCACCACGGGCGCGGCGCGCATCACGCTGGTCTACGCCGCCTTCAGGACGAACAACCCGTAAGGGAGGCCGTTATGGCCAAGCTCAGTTCCGGGTCTCGCAAGAACATGCCGCGCTCGGAGTTCGGCCTGCCGGGGTCGAAGAAGTACCCGATGCCCGACCGCAGCCACGCCGCGAATGCGAAGGCCCGCGCGGCGCAGCAGGAGAAGGCCGGGAACATCTCGGCCTCGACCCGGGCGAAGATCGACGCCAAGGCGAATCGCATCCTTGGCAAGGGGAAGAAGTGACATGGCCAAGAAGCCGATGAAGTTCGAGAAGTCGAAGAGCGACAAGGAGCCGCGCGGCATGAAGGAGGGGTCGAAAGCCGAAGAGGCGCTCGACCGCCGGCAGGCCAAGCGCGGCGGCGGCCGGAAGAAGTAAGCCATGGCGCTGAGCAAGTTCGGCCCGCGCGACTGGCTGGCCGGTTTCCTGTCGACCATCGGTGGGATATCGGTGCCGGTGCAGGCGGTCATTCCGACCGATGCCTCCGGCAATGTGCAGCCGATCCCGGCGGCAGCGGTGACCTATTCGGCCGTCGCGTCGATCACGGCTGCCGCGTCGGCGACGGACATCGCCATCCTGCCCGGTTCGGCCAGCAAGACTATCTACGTCACCAGGGTCGTCATCTCGGGCAAGCAGACCACGGCCGGCATGGTCGAGGCGTTCCTGATCAAGCGCTCGACGGCCAACTCTGGCGGCACATCCGCCGCGATGACGGCGGTGCCGCACGACAGCAGCGACGCGGCTGCCTCGGCGGCGCCGCTGTCCTACTCGGCCAATCCGACGACGGGAACGGCGGTGGGCACGGTGCGCCGCGCGCAGCTGGCTGTCGGCCAGGGCACGTCCGTGGTCAACGAGCAGCAGGTATTCGACTTCGGCGTCTCGGGCAAGCCGATCGTGCTCCGCGGCGTCGCCGAGGGGCTGGCGGTCAATCTCGGCGGCGTGACGGTCACCGGCGGCGTATTCGACGTGACCTTCGAGTGGTACGAGGCCTGACGCAGGAGCGGGCCCGTGACGGTCTCGAACACGACCACTTTCGACCTGTCGATCACCGAGCTCGTCGAAGAGGCGTACGAGCGGTGTGGCGTTGAGCCGCGGTCGGGCTACGACATGCGCACGGCCCGGCGCAGCCTGAACCTGCTCATGCTCGAGTGGGCGAACCGCGGCATCAATCTCTGGACGGTCGAAGAACGCAGTCAGGCGTTAACGGCCAACGTAGCCGACTACACGCTCGACGGCGATATCGTCGATCTCATCGAGCACATGGTCGACCTGCCGAACGTGCCGCAGACGACGCGGCTCAACCTCACCCGGGTGTCGGTCTCGACGCACGCCTCGCGCACCAACCCGACCATTGTCGGGCGGCCGACGGAAATCTACGTCGACCGGCAGCGCGCCGCGCCGATCGTGCATCTCTGGCCGATCCCCGACATCGCCGGGTACACCCTGCAGTACTGGGTGCTGCGGCGCATGTACGACGTCGGCGACTACACCAACACCACCGACGTGCCGTTTCGCTTCCTGCCGGCGCTGGCGGGCGGCCTCGCCTATCACATGGCGCGCAAGATCCTGACGGCCAATCGCGACGACACGCGCTGGGCGGTGAACTTCCTCGAGGCGCGCATCCAGCGCCTGCAGGTCGACTACGAGGCGTCGTTCGAGGAAGCGGCCGGCGAGGATCGGGACCGTTCGACGCTCAGCCTCGTGCCGATGGCGGGGGTGTACCGGCCATGAGCTACGGCGGCCGCTCGACGTCGAAATACGCCAGCAGCCAGAACGCCTTGGCGCTCTGCGATCGTTGCGGGTTTCCCTACCCGCTGCGGGTGCTCAAGCGCGAGTTCTACGACCAGCGGCCGAACGGCCTCAAGGTTTGCCCGACCTGTTTCGACATCGACCAGCCGCAGTTGCAGCTCGGGCGCATCCGGGTCAACGACCCGCAGTCGCTGCGCGACCCGCGGCCCGATATCGACTATGTGACCTCGACCAGCTATTTTGGCTGGCAGCCGGTCGGCAACCCGATCACCAACACGATCTTCTGCCAGCTCGGGGCGGTGACGATCACAGTCAACGGAGTGGTGCAATGAAGAAGCCCGCGAAACCGCCGAAGATGACGGCCGGCGCCGGTAGCGGCGTCGGGCGGCTGCAGAAGATCGGCGCCGCGCCGCCGGCGCCGAAGAAGGGGAAATAGCGCCGTGGCGCGCAGGAAGAAAGCCAAGAACCCCGTCGCGCAGGCCGGGGCGCTGTTGCGCGGCGCGGCCAGCGCCGGGGAGGCGTCGAAGCTGCCGTCGGCGTCGAATCCCGACTACGCCTTGCCGGGGCCGACCCCCGATACCGCATCGGGTTTCCGCAAGGGCGGGCTCGTGCATCGAGGTCGCAGCCCGATCCAGAAACGAGGATTCTGAGCCATGATGAACAATGATCGCGGCCGCGGCGCTTCCGGGCCCAAGAAGGCGGGCCCGGCTCCGGGGCCTTATTATTGCGTGTCGCCTGGTCAGCTGCCGCCGCCCTCGGCGCCGCTCGTCATGCCGGATCGGTGCAACGACCCGGTGGTGAAGCGCTTCCAGACGACCGACAAGCCGTCGATGCAGCAGAACCCGACGAAGTGGACGACCTGAGCCGATGCAACAGACCTACGGCGACCTGAAGGCGGATCTGCTGGCGTACACCACGTATGACGCAGATGACTTCGTCGCCGAGTTCCCGGCGTTCATCCAGGCGTCGGAAGAGCGCATCTGGTACTTCATCCAGCTGCCGTGGTTCCGCAAGGCGTCGCTCGGGCAGCTCACGGGCGGCCCCTACATCAACCTGCCGGACGACTTCCTGGCGCCGGCCAGTTTCGCGATCATCCGTTCGGACGGTTCGTACAAGTATCTGCTGAACAAGGATGTGAACTACATCCGCGAGTGCTACCCGAATCCGAACACGCTGCTCGAGCCGGAATGCTACGCGCTGTTCGACAACGACAATCTTATCGTTGGGCCATCGCCCGATCAGAACTACCAGTGTGAGCTGAACTACTTCTATCGTCCGGCGTCCATTACCGCAGGGGCGGACGACGGTACGAGCTGGCTCAGCCTCAACGCCTACAACACGCTGCTCTATGGCGCCCTGAGCGAGTCGGCCAACTTCCTCAAGAAGAATAAGGGCATCGACACCATGGGCGATGACTACGAGCAGCGTTTTCTGGTAGGGGTGAAGGGCTTGCAGTCGCTCGGGGAATCCCGTGATCGCAAGGACACCTACCGAGGCGGCGAAAAGCGGACAGCGGAGGCGACAGGATGAGTGGCGTAGGGGTAGAGGGGGCGGCGCTGCTCGGCGACGTCAAGGTGCTCGCGACCAGCGGCCGCGGGTTGAACGCCGACGAGCTCACCAGGATGGCGCTCGACAAACTCATCTCGGTGGCCGAAACCACGCCGCCGGCAATCCGCGACCAGGCGCTGGCCTTCCGCGGGCGAATTGCCGGGCTGCTGCATCATTACATCTCGCAGGCACAGCGCAGCGAGCGCACCACGATTATCGCGGCGCTCGAGCGGGCCGGCGAGTTCGACGCCGCCAACATCGTGAGGAAGCTCTGACATGGCCGGGCTGACACAGGCACTCTGCACGTCGTTCAAGCAGGAGTTGATGCAGGCACTGCACAACTTCACGGCGTCCACGGGCAACACCTTCAAGCTGGCGCTGTTCAAGGCCGGCGCCTCGATCGTCGGCACTTACGGCGCCGCGACCACCAACTATTCGCAGATGACTTCCGACGAGGTCACGGGCACCGGCTATTCGGCGGGCGGCAACGCGCTGACCAATGTCACACCGACGACGTCGGGAACCACGGCGTTCAACGACTTCAACGACCTGGTGTTCTCGACGGTGACGATCACGACGCGCGGGGCCATGATCTACAACACCTCGAGCAGCAACCGAGCGGTGTGCATCCTCGACTTCGGCGGCGACAAGACGGCGACGGCCGGCGACTTCACCATCCAGTTCCCTACCCCGGACGCGTCGAACGCCATCATTCGCCTGGCGTAAACATCCCGGGGCCCGCGCGAGGGCCGCGTAAATGTCGACGTCAGGCTGGGGACGCGGAGGATGGGGGCTCGGCCCGTGGGGCACGGGCGTATTCGATATTGCCGCGGTCACCGGCGTCGCCAGCACTACGGCGCTCGGTACGCCTGCCGAGAGTGGCAAAGCCAACATCCCGGTCACCGGCGTCGCCAGCACTACGGCGCTCGGTACGCCTGCCGAGAGCGGCGCGGCCAACATCCCGGTCATCGGCAACGCCAGCACCACGGCGCTCGGCACGCCCACCGAGAGTGGCAAGGCTACGGCGCTGCCCGCCGGGAACGCAGCCACTACGGCGCTGGGGAGCGTCACCGAGATATGGTCGGCGCGCATAGCGGTCACCGGCAACGCCAGCACCACGGCGCTGGGCGACGTCACGGAGCTGATATCGTTCCGCGTCCTGGTTACCGGCAATGAGGCTACAACAGCGCTCGGCACGCCGACCGAAACGGGCGCGGCCAACGTGCAGGTGACGGGCAATGAGTCCGCCACGGCGCTCGGCGCGCCCGCCGAAAGTGGCGCAGCAAACGTCTCCCCGACCGGGTATGAGATCCTTAGTGCGTTGGGCGATGTGGACGAAAAGGGCGCCGCCGTGGTGGACGTCACCGGCGTCGCAATTCAGGCGAAAGTCGGATATGTCTTGGTGTGGGGCCTAATTGGTCCGGGGCCGGATGGCGGATGGTCGCCGATCGGTCCTGGACCAAGCGGCGGGTGGTCGACCGTCGGCCCCGGGCCGGATGGCGGCTGGACGCCGGTGGTGACGTCATAGGGGACTAAAGGGGATGGCCAGTACATTTTCGACGGCGTTGCGCCTCGAGCTGATGGCGACGGGTGACCAGACGGGAACCTGGGGCGACACCACCAACACCAACCTCGGCACGTTGCTCGAGCAGGCGATCACCGGGGTGCTTTCGGTGGTGCAGGGCGATGTCGCCAACCTGACGCTCACGACCAACAACGGGGCGAGCGACCAGGCGCGCAACGCCGTACTCAAGATCACCGGCGCGCTGACGGCCGACCGCAATGTCGTCGTGCCCGCAGTGAACAAGGTCTACCTCGCCATCAACGCGACCACGGGTGGGCATTCGCTGACCTTCAAGACGCCCGATGGCACTGGCGTCACGGTGCCGAACGGACAGGCC